GATCGGCGAAGCCTTAGTGAGTGGGAGAACCCCGTTTGGCAGTTATGATTTGCAACCTATAATTGATAAGGTAAAAGAAGTTGGCGAAGAATTTATGAACGCAGGGAGAGAGATATCTACCTTTGAGCATAATATGGGCATACATATGTCAGCGGTGGCCAATGATATCGGCAAGGTTGAAGAATCCGCCCACCGAGCGGCGGCGGCAATCGGGAGCATGTTTGCGGCAGGAACTGCTCAACAGAAACCGCCAGAGTTATTCGGTGGCCCTGGAATGAGATGGAATCCGGAAACGGAAATGTTCATTCCAAGTTCATCAATGGGGCCGGTGCCGTTCCCTGCACTGTACAGCGATCCTTCCAAAACCGTGGCAGCCATAGACGCACAAAACGCCCGAAGGTTGGAAGTAATCGAAGCACGGAACCTTGCTTGGGTCAATGGGGATTTCCAGATCGCATCCATCACAATGGACGGGAGGGTGATGAACGACGTAGTGAATGACAATATGGGGAGTGAACTGGTGTCTAGCATAGACGTTACCGGAACCTTTACCCCATGACGACCGAACTGATTAGGAGTTGAAATGGCCTGGACGTTACAATTACTGAATGACGATACGACCATCGACCTGAATGATGGTACAAATTATTCGGGCATGGGATTTATGGCACCGGTACCACCTCGACGGATTGCTTCTGGTGGCCAGAATATGTTTCGGCATGGCACCGATATTCAGGAGCGTGTATTTCAAAATAGGCGGGTGGCGGTAAGTATCCGGATCAACGGAACTTCTCAGGATAATCTTATCAGCAACATCAACGCCGTGAGTTCATTGATAGAACGTGCGGCGGACTATTCCACCTCGGGAATAGGTTCCCAGGTGAAATTACGCCGCAAGTGGAACAACGCAACGAACCAGGTGGATTTCTTCGTACTTGAAGGGATGGTAAGAATCGCGGATGAGTTCGCAACCATTCACCAGGTGAACAACACCGTGATAGCAACCCTGGAACTCATATGCGAACCGTTTGCTTATGGAGCTGAAGAAACTATCGAAAACTTTGTTGCCGATCCAGGGTTCGAAGTTGCGGGCACCGCCCTGGCGGATTGGACTCAGAACCATACGGGGAACGGTACCAGTGCGCGGGATACCTCGGTCAAGAAAGACGGCAACGCATCACTCAAACTTGTTATGACCTCATCCGATGACGATGAGGTAATCGAACGCCACCAGACTCTTGCCGACGTGGACGCCGGAGAGGTTTGGAGTTTCCAATGCTGGGTACGTGTTGACGCCCTTAGCAATTGCAAGGTCGTCATGGGGTTGGATTACAATACTGGTACCGATGTCACGGTGGAGACTACCACCGTGAACGCCTCATCCTTCGTAAAACTTACGAGCAATAACAACACGGTACCAGGGTCAGTGACGTCGATGGTCTTACGGTTGCGTCTCGAAGCAACCGATGATTCCGCAACTGGTACGGTATACATCGACAACGTTATAGCAGTTTTGGGATCTGCCGTCCCGTCCGCCTGGGCGAGCAGTCACGCAATAGCCAACCATTACGATGACGCCGCCCAGGCTTCCACTAACTACGTCGACATCCATGATGTCGGCGGAGACGTCCCTGGGCTCTTACAGGTAAAGGTTGCCGAAGGGCAATCGCATGATGAGTTATGGATGGGGGCACGTCATGCCGGTCGCCAATATGACGACGATATTATTCTGGAAGGCGAGGATGGTACGGCTTCTACAATAGCGCATCCGCAAGTTGGTATTGTGGAAAGTAATACGACGGCATCTGATGCGGCTTATAGTGGCGGAAGTCTGAGAGTTTCTCAGCTTCTTGCTAGTGGCGGCGATGTTGATACCTTGGTCGATGTAAACCACCTGCATTCATTCACGATGGCAACTCCGCCGAAAGGTACGTTCAGAGTGTTGATCGCAGGAGCCGCAAAGAATGGCGCAGGATCAGCGGCTACAACTAGCGTCAATGCGTCAGACTTCAAATGGGGATTGTCTTATACATACGGCGGATTCACGTTACTAGATGACACGAGCCCAGACACCACTTCATTCGTTGCACTGACAGCCGCGGCACTTGCTGAGAATGTAACAAGTAGCTTTGAAATTATCGACCTCGGAACTATCACAATTCCGCCTGTAGCATCACCAGACAACCAGACTGAAGCCAGCCTGGTGTTGAAGATATTCAATCATTGGGCGACGCAAAGAACTATTCGAGAAGATCAGGAAATTCAATGGTGGACTGATTTTGTGTTCTTGATGCCGGTGGACTTTGGGTCGGCATACGTATCAAAGACCGATGCGGCCGACGTGGTTCTTTTCGATAGCATGTCGCAGATCAAGGGGGCGTATCTTCTCAACACCTCTGACGTCGTGCAGTCATTCCCTTCCAACCAACTCGGTAAACCACCCGAAGTTCACCCTGATGGAACCAGAATGTATTTCCTGGGGCAGAATGGCAACTATACCCAAGGCGACACCTTCACGGTATCTGTGACGTACCGCCCTCGATTCCTTCACGTAATGGGGGCGTAATATGCCATTGCAACCAACTCTCCAGGTGCGGCTATTTGATAACGATCTATCGACCCCGACGTTGATCGAGGATCTGACTGAGCGTGTAGAAAAACTTATGTTTTCTACTTCGCTCAATGGCGGGTTCCGGAGTTGCTCATTCCAGATAGTGGTGGACACTGGCGAAGTCTGGCAATACCTGTCAAGAGAAGGAAAGCGCGGGTATCACTTCAACCGGATAACAGTTCACGACGGGCAGACCCTTATATGGGAAGGGCGGATTGTTGACATTGGGTTGAATGTACGCTCTGGGCTCAAGGTTCTGAAGATCAACGCGAGCGGGTACTGGTCGTCTATGCGCGACCAGTTTTATTCCGATAACGCAGGAACCGATTGGACCAGTGGTAGCGGCCATGAAATAAACGACATTATTAAAGAGATCCTGGACGACGAATGTCCGGACATAAGCACCGACCAGACCAACATAGCTGCCGGTTCCCGTGACCTTGCGGGCATTGATCTATCAAGCAAGGGATACCCGCAGGATTTCGTCAACGATCTAACCAGACTCTCAGACAGCGACGGGGGTATCTGGTTCTTCGCAATATGGGATGCAAGGGTGCCATACTTATTCAAACGATCAGTTGCCCAGGTGGATTGGTATGTATGGCTCGATTCTATAGGTATCCTGGATCTGAGGCAGTCTGCAAGCGGGCTACGTAACGCGGTCCTGCCATTTGTTGGTACAACCGAAGGAACAACCCAAACTGATGCGACAAGCCTGGCATTGTATCCGAGGCGGGAAACTAAGTTATCCCTTCCGACCGGATCCAATGCGAACACCCAATCCGATGCCGCATCCGCGGCGGCGTCCGAGCAGTCGTTACCCAGGCAACGTCAGTCGTTCCGCATAGATGGACGGATCTACAGTGTAGCGAATGGGTTACAGGAATTGCCATTGTGGAGGGTCAGGGCGGGGGAAGTAATCAGGATACAGGATTTGGTTCCTAACAGTGCGGCAACGCCCGCCCTGGATGATGTTCGCACGTTCTACATTATGCAAACCGAATACGATGCAACAAGTAATCAATTGACAATACAGCCCGACCGACGGCGTTTGGGCCTGGTGGATATTGTTGGCAATGTCGCCAAGGCATCGGACGTGGTAATCGAATAACAAGGAGGAGATTATGCTAGGAATATTGTTGCGGTTGTTGGCACCGGAAAAACGAGCGTTGATTGATTTGATGATTCGGGTATACGACCAATTGGATACTCCAGAGGAACGCAAGCACCTGGGCGATTATTGTCGCCAGATGCTAGCGGACGGACAAATAGGAATGACCGAGTGGAGTAGGTTTGGGAAGAAATTAGGGGTGTTCAAGTTTGGCAAAACCTAGAGCTGCCGCTAGTGTGAGCCCCGTATAGTCTCCTCTTTCGGACATTATAGGCCCAGGCATCTTGCGGGGCGTTAGATAAGCCTGGGTGCGGCGCAATCGAAAGGATTTGGTATGATAGG